GTTTTCAAGTTTTCAAAGTAGAATATTCAACAAAAGTATCAGGTCCCACTTTCACTGACATCCGGCTCACATACCAACGCCAATTACCTTCGAAGAGTCGCAAAACGCTCTCGCGTCTCTTAAAAGGCATGTCTTGAGAATGAACCTCGACATCTTCCAAGTGAATTTCCGCCATCATTTTAGAATTGTAATATACCTCAACTCTAGAACGACTCGATTTGACTCTGATGGATATGTTGTAACCTTTGGGCATATAGAGATGTCCAGAAGCACAATAAAATCCATGATCCAAATTCAGTTGATCGAAAGGTTGCCAACTTTCAGCCAAAGTTCGCATCGTTGGACCTCTCATCGGAGACGGATCTCGACTCACAACAAAGTCGGACACCGATGGCATCTTCACTGCTGGCCGTTGCTTGGCCTTCGATTGCACTACCTCCAAACCAGGTTGAGCAATCTCAGGAGCGACATCTGCTCCCCTGTGCTTAGAGCGCAAAGGTGCCACATCGCTTTTTCGTCGGATTTCGCTAGCAACAACTGCTTCTGACAATACTTGTACTGCAGTAGTCGGCGTCAGATCGACATCATATAACTTTTGGGCAACTTGAGCAGACGCGCTCCCTTGTTCATTCTCTGTGCTGTTCCGGTTGAAAGTCGGAGCCACTAAGCGTAACCTTGGCATTTCATTAGCACTGCTTGACAATTCATTATAGCGTGAATGTTCGCTCTCGTCTGCAAGCAACGATATTCTTTCGTTTTTTATGCCTGTGAATGGTATATCACCACCCCCTTGCAAGGGATGTACTTGGTTCACAGAGTTTACGTTTTCTAGTTCACCATGGTTTGACTCAATGAAATATACGGATTTTAATCCCAAACGTGATAAGAAAGACATGGTACACCTAGTACCTACCTTTAACGACATAAGTACCCTTGAACGTGAGCATGAAGCGGTCAGCATCACCAGGATTGTCAACTACGTTTGCTTCTGTAAAGCAGTAAAAGAATACTGGGCGTCCTTGGTCACCGTAAGGCGCTTTAAGGATGTCCTGCATCGTAGTATCAAAATCACAAGGTATAGTGACTCGTACTGTACCTGGATCACCTGTACCGCCATAAGTGACGTCTATTGCACCATGTAAAGCAACCATCTCTCCAACGGTGGTGGGTGTAGCCATTCCCTGGGCTCCCCAGCCACCGTAAAAGGTGCACATGCGTCCGTATACACCCGCTCGGGGAGCGAGGCGCACTTCAAGTGACGTCCATATGGCCACAGGATGGTGCTGCAACAATTCGGCACACTTCGTCTCGGTCCATGGCTCGTACCGGTTTACGACAGCAAAAGCCGTCGACAACTTCGTCGCTGTTTTCAATTGTCTCGCAGCAGCAAATTTGTAATCTTCCGGTCCGCCAAACTGCTCGATTAACTGTTGGGCAAATGCGGTAGGCATGTTGTTGGTTGGCAAACCGATCACTTGTATGAAGGTGTCGCGAGTACCAATCGCGATAAAATCGGGGTGTTTGCACCTTAAGCCTATCGCCATTAAAGGCCGGTAATAGACCGACAGCCGCATCCGTCCTCTCGGGCTGGTCAGCGATCCCGCAAGCCAGGGATCGACTGCCACCACGGCCCACGCTTGATAGCGCTTCCCGTTGTTCTAGGCAATTACTCGCGTAGAACCGACACTGTCTCGCCTCCTAAGAGACTACCCAAATGATGAGGGGCCCTTATCGGGTGGGTTTTGGACTATACCAGTGTTGCCAAACGCCGTTGCTACTCTTTCGAGGATGTATGCAAGGTTCGCTGGTATCCTCCCTCTGTTCGTGGTCTCGTACACGGAGACGGCTAAATTTATGTCGATAGCTAGACGTTTGCAATTTACTCGAATTCAGTGATCTCCACTTCTTTGCTAGTTGACGACTTCCAAGAGATCTGCCGTTTACCAAAACCACTGTGAATGGTTATGGTATTAGGCACAACGGCCACAGCGTGATCCTCGTAAATTACCACGAATGAGTTGGTAAAACTCTTCCGATCCATCTCATCTTGTAATCGCTTCCTTGATCGCCTAGCAAAGGGTTCATTCATGCAAATGTAACGCACCCCATTTTCCCTGCAAGCTTTAATCGATTCCGTCATCGTTACAGGTCTCCGGTAGGTTGCTATTGCGTTTATGGCTTGTACGTTGTGTTCTACGCATTGAGCCAAAGCGTACCCGAAACAGCCACCGTCCCTCTCACGGATCGAATACTGCCGTGGTTCTTCGCTGCGTAACTCAGGCGGCAACGTTCTGAAGTCGCTCCGTGCAACGGCCAATGCTCTGGTCCACATGTCGAATACAACGACTGGGTCACCGCCCCACACTTGGCATCGTGCTTCAGCGTACGCTTGAAGTCCGCTAGCAGCCGCTAAACGTTGCACTCTAAGCGCGTCAGCTTTGATGCCAGCATGTTGGATGGAATTGCGTTTCCTGTAAGCGTATTTCAAAATGGTCCTCAACGCTTTGTATACAACAGTTCCATGAGGCAACACAGCACGACTTATGAACGTGACGCCCTCTTTGCGCTTTTCTCGTTCTTCCTTTTTCCATGATAAGCCTTTGTTCGCCATGAATTGACTGTGCAGCCCTCCATCTCTCCATTCAGGTTCTTTGTCTAGAGTCACATCATCCCCGGATTGACACATGCGGACATCGGATAGCCTAGCGACACTTATAAGTGAACTGACCGCCATTATCTTGTTGATTATGAGCGTCCACGGGTCCCCCGATGCTAACGCCGTGTTCAACAAGAACTTAAATGGAGCACCCATCATCCGTACTCTGCGCTCTTCGCGTATCTCTCGCGCCAATTGACCCAAGCCGATTTTCTCGCTCGCCATCTGCAAAAATATTGAAGCAACCAAGACATGCACGGGCTTATGGGAGGAGTCTTGTTTCTCGATATCTAGCTCATATGATGACTCATATGTTGCTAAGAAATCTTCTACCTCCGACTCACGCAAGCCTACCGGTGACAGCTTCCCTTTTTTCATCGCTCTAGCCCAAGCGTGCGTCAGTGAATCACAGCAATCTGCGAAAATTGCTTGCTGCATGTCCGATGCACTCACAACACCTTGAGCCTTGAGCTCACTGGGACCGTCCCTGAGCTCACTGGGTTTTTTTGCAAACTCCGGCTTTAGGAAGGCGAACGACAACACAGAAGATGCTGTCTCCGCACCAGCATAACAACCATCTATCACTTGTTGTCGCGTCTGCCTTTTCAAAGCTGCTCGCTGTGAATTCGCCAAATGTGAGAAAAAGGTGGGCTTGTCTATAACCTCCTCAAAAATGAGCTCAACTATCCTTTCGGCATCAACAAAGTCTTGTGGCGTTGCTCGAGCATCTTTCACGGCGCGTGTCATGGCTTGCACCATGTCAGCACCAGGATGGTCTCTAGGCTGTGAAGTGTAATTGTCGAAATCGTCGCTTAAAGGAATATTGTCATCGCGCAAAGAAACACCCGATACCAATTCAACGTTCGTGCGCACCTCACTAGTGCTTATCGGTTCACCATCAGCAGCAAATACCGTACCAATGCTTATCTTGTCAGTCAACGGGGTCTCCAGCAAATACGATTGCGGTATCTTCTCTTGGTGCAGATGTTCCCACACCGACTCAGACTCAGTGCGAGGCTCCACCAAATCCCAGCTCGTGCCACCCAATAATACTGTTGCCGGCAACGCTCCATTGACAGTGGCCTCATCGTACCAGCGGAAGCAAGAAAACGCTTCGATCCCCTCAACTACGAATATGGTACTCACGCGAGCCCTAGTTATAGCAACGCCCATGTGTGCGTGCTGCTCAGTGTCACCTAGCCATTTCAAATCCCCGGTCAACGCTCGCCCAACTCCGTGTATTATCGTGTGCTCTGACCTGCTACCCTGAGCTTCATGTACAGTGATGGCATCGAGGCCACGCATCCTAGCCATTTCCTTTCCTATTTGAGTGCCTTGTATGGCTTGATCACCATCACCAGGCATCAATGTGTCGTCACTGCTCAAGGCATACACTAGGGTTTCGCAACTGTCATTGCCGCAAAATAGGTGCTCAACGTGTACGTCGGTAGTTGTACCATTCAAATATACGCACGCCGCATCCCAACCTACAAAAGTCGTCGGTGTTATCATAACGCACGGGCATTCCTTGACTATCATCTGCAAGCCTGTGGTTGTGAAGACGTTGCTTATTTGTCTTCTGTCACCGATTGTGATTACCCCTTTCGACCGCCAGTGACGATTGGCTATCGCTTGCAGATGTTCGGGATCAAACGCATAGCACTCATCAATGAAGACGTACCGTGATGCATACTTGGTGACCAACGCCTCATGCTGTGTGACCACAGTTGCTCTACGCGCTGGATCTTCCTTCCCTAAGGCCTCTTGCCACTCTGCCTTCAACTTCGCAGTAGGAACTACAACGACATCGTTTACGGATATCCACTCGCGAAGACCTTTTGATTTACCACCCATGGCCAAGCCGGTCACATGCGCGATCCACTTGCTGCGCTGTTCTTGTCCGGTAAACAGCTTAGAGCTTGCCTCAAGCACATCCCGCACGTATGGGATAAGGTTCTCTGACTGTTTCTGTGCAGCATACCAGGAACCCATTGCAGCAACTGGGACGAACCTGGCCGGCACTAGATGGTCAGCTGCATAAGCCACTAACTGTTCTTGTATATGTGCACCGCGCAAATCAGGAGAGATATAATTTGGTCCGGCTGCGTTTGCAGGGTTGACTGTGTCACCGTGTTGCAAATCCATCAAGGCGTGTATTGGTGAGAAATCGAATAAACCGTTTATCTTTTCCAGCCTGTGCAACGACACCTCGCCTTCTGCCTGATCCAGTTTCAATATTTTCTTCTCGAAACTTTCTCGAACCCCTTGGCCGTTTATGGGTCTAATCGGTATGGGTTTCACGTCACACTGACCAGTTAGTGCGAACCCCAACACACGGCGCTGCGTCTCTATTGGCACGTTTCTCATCTCCTCCTTGAACAGATGCACCATCTTGGCTTTTTGCTCAGCCGAGCAGTGGCGCGCGTCATGGTGAAATGCTGACAACATAGATGCACACAACGCAGCTCGCGTTGTGTTGGAATTAAACCGCCCCAAGAACAACTTGATCTCCGAAAGGAAATCGGAAAAAGGCAAGCCTGCGTTCAGTTCCAGCTCATTGGCAGCCTCTTCTGAGAGCATCTGCTTTTCCCGAATTTTCTGGATATCGGCAGCATGATCGGTGCCAAAGAGATTGAAAAACGTCTCTATGATATCAATCATTGCGGCCTGGAAGTCTAGCGACTGTGCATCCTGAGTCACCACCCACATCTTGTTCATCTTCGCAGACATCCAATCCATGTGATCAATGAGCCGCCTAATCGGCTTCAGGGCGTCTATTTTGCCCATCACTCTCGCTGCCACGTCCAGGCAATCCAACACAACTCTGGCTGTTTGTATGCTAAAGTTGCCGGTAAGTAGACACACCACAGCGACGAGATCGAAATATCCAAACGAAACACACCAGGCATCATTAAACACACGCTCGATGGTCTTATACCACTTGTTAGGATTTGTAACCCAGCCATGCAAATTGCCCCAGGCAGAAGCAACCATGTTGAAAAGCGAGTCTGGCGCAATCTTAGTGCCGAAGTGCTCTTCCATGGTAGCTTGTGATAACTGGTCAAGCGTCATTTCACCTACGTCTGAGCGATACAAATTCATCATCGCTTCCAGGGTGCTCAAAGAGGCCACGGCCATTGCTCCCGCAGGCGTAGTAGCAATAGTTTTTGCAACTTTCCCGAATATCGCAGACTTGACGGTATGCACCGTGTTGCGATTCCTGAGCTCATTTGCATGCGCTTCACCCAAGCGGTCTTGGACTTCCGAGTATATTTCGATCCAGATGCCCAACGCTTCCGCCTCCGTGGCTGAAAGGGCGATGCGCGGCGTCACTTGTGTGCCAGATATTGAATACGTCACCACAGACTGCCGCAAAACTATCCGCGCGATGCCCCTGTCTTTGATGGCCTGCGTCCGGTACGTGGCAAGAACGCGGTCGAAACCTTTCTTCTCGACGATGACCACTGGTCGCGACAGGTCTGGAAGCATCACGCGTATGAAGTAATACTTGGCGTGGTCTGGTAAGCAGCGTGTGGCCCATCCACCTTTGACCAAAGACAGGTCAAAGTATTGTGAAGCACCATCGCCAAATATCACCGTGCGGCGCAATGCATGCCCATGTGAGTAGGTTGGAGCAAAAACTTGCTTGGCTGCCGCTACACTCTGCACGTAGTCACCACCATCACCGAAAGACGACACCAACTTACCAAAACTAACTTCGGTAGTCATATTAACCAACGTGTCTGTCACGGGACGACCCATAAGTGCTCGCCAATCGACAGTGACTAGGCTGTAAGCGTGATAAGCATTAGCCTTCACCATAAAGGCTGTCAGGTTATTCGCGCTGAGGTTCGGCTCAATGTTTATAAGCACAAGAGAGCCGACGTCAAAGCGCGCAAACACACCTGCGGCGCGAGACCAGTCGTTGCCAACATACACTCTACCAGCCTTCTTTGCCGCCAGAAGCAGTTGGCATCGAGGCAATTTGCATAGGCTGCAATGTTTGCGGTGCCGTGTGACATCTGTTTCGTGCTCATACTCCCATATAGCCGCATTTGGGAACGCGTGTATCTCAGCTTTGCTAGGCGCAACGAGACCAACAATAGCACCCTGCAGACTGTGCACGGCATGGTTCATTGCTGCACGTCGAATGGTAGCTGCCTCAGGATGTGCCTCAATCCTCGGAGAATACTGAAGTGGCCCTAAAAGTTGCAAAAGACGTTGATATGCCGGTGACGAAGGTGCAACCGAAGTGGCAATCCCATGATCAAACATGTCAACGGCCACTGCTAGCCGCTCTTCTGTCGAACCTAGGGTCTCCATGCCTGACAGCAGGCCTTTCGCTGCTTCCATCGCCGAGACATTGTTCATGCGCCTTGTAAGTGAATGAGAGTATGCGTGTTCGTAATCCCCTTGTATTCTGCGGTGAGCCGTAGGTGCTCTATACCCAAACCTTGGTCGGCTTGCCGCGAACTCGCTTGCGACGCCGCTTATGTAGCGGGACGCAACACCACTGACATCATTGGCCACTGGTATTTGCGATATCAGAGCCTTGAGGTCTTGTATTGTCGGCGCTGCTTCGCGGGAAACACGTTGCGCGGCCTCATAGGCAGCATCAGAGCCAAACACATACTCTTGAGGACTTACCGCGTAACCGTCAAAACTGCTGGAAAAATTCTCAACCGTGCGCCGTAACAAATGAAACCCGGTGTCAGTCTTTATCACATGAAAATCAC